TGCTAAGTGGGCGACCCAACAAGCATCCACTTTTGCCCTCGAGTTTGGTCGTGGAATGACTGAACAACCTACTATCATCAAACACGATGATGAGACATATCATTCTGACAAGATTGATAACGAAATAAAACAGGAACTATCTAAAGAGCCTGTTCAACCCGAGCTACCTGGCATGAATCCAGAACAACCTGTGAGGCAGTCATGAGTAGCCATTACCTACCAGAGTCCATTTGGGCTCTGGTTGAACATTGGAGAAACTAATGGATATCGTAACCATTTCAGCAATCGCTGTACTTATCTATGTATCAACTATGTTTATTTTTAAACTAAGCATATTTGGTATCTACATCTATTTCGTTTTTAAGTTCTTTAAGAACGAATCTACATCCTCGGTCGATTCAGACCAATTCAATCCTAATTTAAATTATTAAGTTAGCCATCTAGGGGCTCTTCGGAGCTCCTTTCTTTTTGTTAACCATCCCTCCGCCCGCTTCGCGCCCGGAATCCACCCGACGAGGGGGCGAACCCCCTTCGAACCCCCGGGGGGCTACTATCATGCCTGCCTATACTACTATCATCACGAGCGAATGCGAGTGTGCCTGCATGCATATGCCATGCTTGACAATGGTTCCATGTGTTCCACGGACCTGCCCCGATGTGGAACCAGTTCATGGAACCAACGAAAAGCGTGCCACTGTGCAAGATGGGGGGCAATAACCTGCCTGCGGTTCCACGGTTCCGCGAAAATCAGCAGCTATATATTTACGGTCGACCACCGACCAAGGACAGATGACTATGAATGAATATCATTTTTACATGGAACCATGGAACCACACTCTAAGATCGTTGTTGTTACGGCCTCAATTGTGTTCCACGACTCATGGAACCAAGTGGAACCACATGGAACCAAAAACAAGGCACCAGACAAGCTGGTGCTTCCATATAGTTTCATGTTGGATGTGTAACACTTCTAACAAACGGCAGTACACAGTCGTGCTAAGGTGTGTACCGGTGTCTCCGGAACGACCACGGTCAGATGACAAGCTGGCCACTTTAATCCATTTACAAACAAGGAGGTAACTATGGGATTAGACGCATATGCTGGTTTTCAAGAACCACAACCAGAGAACGTTGAGCCAATCAACCAAGAGGTGCTTAGCGAGACTTTACAACATCAAGATGAATTCTATTGGCGTAAACATGCTAGATTGCAAGAGTACATGCAACAGCTGTGGAGAACAAGAGAGTTCGGTGACGATGCTAAATACATGCAAGGGCTCCGTATGGACGGTAAGCATGATTTGGCTGAGCTTATATTTCTAGAACGTGAAGACATCGTCAAACTACAAGAGTTAGTTGAAAACGATGACTTACCATTCTGCTGTGATGGGTTCTTTTGGGGACAACAGTTCCAAGAAGAATCGTGTAAAGAATACAAAGAGCTTGACCTTAAATTCTGTAAGCAAGCTTTGCAATGGCTCGATGAGGGCAAGAAGGTTTGGTACGACTGTTCATGGTAGGAGGAACTATGATTAAAGACTATTTTAGATCGGTACTAATGGGTACGGGCGTTCTGTTCGTACTCTTTGGTATTGCAACGAGTATTCAATACTCACTTTTACTGCTCGGTATCGGGGTCGGTATCGGGTCAATCTTGTATTTACTATGGAGGTTACTATGAATACAACTACTTTGGTTAGTGCACTTACAACTGCACTTTGGATATTAATCGAGCTAATTCAGTTCGCATACATGGCTCATTTAGCCTGGAGGAATCGAAATGCTAATGGTAGGAATACTGTCGGCGCTAGGTCTGCTTATTCTGGCGCTTAAAGCGGGCGGTCGTAAAGCTATCGGTCACGATATCTTTGTCGACGTCCTAATCACAGTCACATTGATGGTGTGCTTTTACGGCACATTCAGCGGTATGACTGCAGCAATGATGGGCGGTTTGTCTGCGTCATTGGTCTTGTTCTTTATGAAAAAGACTATGACTCACGAGAAGCTAACTGTCGAAAAGGGTGAACATGTTGTTATGAGCAAACCTGTTCAAATTAAAATACCTACAGTTAAAACCAAGTGGAAAACTGTAGAACCAGACTGGAGGTCTTAAAATGCAAACCATAAATCCACAAGCACTTAAAGCTGAGTTGAAAGACGCTGTTACAGCTGGCTACCCCGCAATGATATGGGGCGGTCCAGGTATCGGTAAGTCTGACATACCAGCTCAAGTAGCCGCCGAACTCAATATGAATATTATTGACTTTCGTGCAAACTTATTCGACCCAGTCGACGTACGTGGTATACCTTATCTCGCTCAAGAGAATATAGAGTCTACCAAGTACACGTCCTGGGCTGTACCTGATGTGTTCCCAATCGCGGAACGCGACGGCGACAGAGGTATCTTGTTTATTGACGAGTTACCAACTGCACCGCCAGCAACGCAAAATGCGTTTTTACAACTATTGCTCAACAGAAAGCTAGGTGATTATGAGCTCCCAGCAGGTTGGGCACTAGTTTGTGCTGGTAACAGACTAACGGACAGTGCGGCTGTATATCAAATGCCAAGTCCAGTTAGAAACAGATTGGCTCACTATGAGCTAGAACCAACGTTGGATGACTGGGTTCAATGGGCCCATCAACACAACATCGATACGGATCTGATATCGTTTATTCAATACAGACCTGGACTTTTGTCTAGTTTCGATGCGGATGAGTACGCGTTCCCAACACCACGTGCGTGGTCAATGGTCAGCAGAAAGCTCGGTAAAGCTAACACTGACCCAGACAGACTCTTCTTCGGTGTTGCGTCGCTAGTCGGTGACGGTGCTGCCGGTGAGTTTGTAGCTTTCAAAGAGATTGCTAGCAAACTACCCGATATTGATGCAATCATTGCAGACCCATCTAAGTACAAAGCGGATGACAACCCTGCGTTGTTGTATGCTCTAGCTAATGCAATCGCAGCGAGAGCAGCTGAGGACAAGATGGAGAACATCATGAAGCTAGCAAACAAAATCATTGTCGAGTACCAAGTGGTGCTGGTCAAAGGTTGTCTTGCTAGAAACAAAGACTTACGTCAGCACCCAGCTGTGCGTAATTGGATTACTAAAAATGCTAACGTTATCTTATAACAAGGAGGTTCTATGAAAACGGTTAGATTATCACAATCTCTCAAGTACGACATTCGACGTGCGGCAGAGAAAAAATACGATTCGGCAAACCCGAATAAAGAGTACCCAGATGACGGTATGCAATTGTTTATTGACGAAGGCTATCAACAAAAGGTAGACGCAACTAGTAAACATTTCAAAGACGTTTGGGGATTTGACATGCCAACTAACATAGTCAGTGACTTAGTAATATCTTCTACTGTTACTAAAACTGACAGCGACGGCGATGCGTACGAAGATACTCATTCTTTTACGCTTTCATTGCCTAGTATAGAAGTACCTAATGTGTTGGTTAGATACGGCGATACAATGCGTGTTCAAGTTAAACCAGATAACCCAACATTCTTACAGTGTGTTGAGGTTCAAATGTTTAACGATCGCAGATCTGACAAAAAACGTGAGTATGTTAGCAACTTACTTACGGTTCTTGACAAGTTCTCTACGCTTAACCAGCTGATGAAAGCTGCACCTTACGTCAAAGACTTGGTACCGCAAGACAGACTGCAAAAAATGCACGAAGTTGACGACCGTTCAGGTCGCAAGAAAGAGCAAGCAGAACTAGCGGAAAACGAGTTATCTGAATTACGCGAAGTGTTGCTTGAAGATGCGTTACTTGGAGACGACTAATGAACCCATTATTCGTAAAAGCTAGGTCAAGACTAATCCTTGACAATCCATTCTTTGGTACCCTGTGTCTCCGACTCAAAGTAGTTGAGTGGGAACAAGAGACAGGTGCCACTGATGGTGTCCATTTGTTTTACAACCCTAAGTGGTTCGAGAAACTTACGGACATGGAGAGGATTGGCTTCTTGGCACACGAGGTGCTTCACGTTGTGTTTCTACATATTACACGTAGGAACGAACGTGATGCTACCAAGTGGAATGTAGCCTGTGATTATGCAATCAACAACTATTTGGTTGCAGAAGGATTTATATTACCGAAGGGCGGGCTTGTGGATCCGCAGTACAACGACATGACTGCGGAGGCAATCTACAGCATGCTACCTGAACAAAGTAGTAAGCTGTTAGACCCTGGTAAATGCGGTGGAGTTATGGACCACCCTGGCACTGATGGCACTAGTGGTAAAACTAGTGCTATCGAGGCTGGCCTGACTGTAGCAATACATCAGGCTGCCGAGTCTGCCAAAGCCCAAGGTAAATTGTCTGGCACTATGGAGTCTGTTATATCAGACATTACTGACCCAAAAGTCGATTGGAAGGCTGTGTTGGCACGTTTCTTACGTTCCAACAACAAGTCTGACTTCACTTGGGTTAGACCCAACAGACGATTTATTGCTCGTGGTATGTATCTACCTTCGCTACACAATCCTTGTCTAGAGGAGATTGTAGTTGCAGTCGACACATCAGGCTCGATCAGCGATGATGAACTCACGCAATTTACAACCGAAACATCGTACATATTGCACGAACTAGCACCAGAGCGTGTCCAGTTTTTGCAATGCGATGCTGAGGTACAAAATGCCACTGAGTACACACGCGAATCGTTACCACTAAAAGTAACCTATGAAGGCAGAGGTGGCACTAGGTTTAGACCTGTTATTGACTATGTCAATGAGAACTACCCTAACGCTGCTGCTCTCGTATACCTAACCGATCTAGAGTCAGATGATTTTGGCGACAAGCCACATTATCCAGTGCTTTGGATTACAACTAATCAGACCAACGCCCCTTTCGGCGAGGTCATACAAATGCAATGACAAGGAGATTATTATGGCATCTGTAAGAATGACAATCGAGCTGAGAAATCAGCTCATAGAAGCGTATCGTAAGCAATGTCAAACTGCTTACAATACACAACTTAACGTAGGCTCTACAATCAATCAGGTTGTGGAGTCTATCCAAGCTGAAACCTCAGTAGAATTTTCAAAGCTAGTAAAAGCCGCAGAAGAGTTTGCAGAGTTGATGGCTATTCACTCTAATAAATATCGAAGCATAACTAAGAAAGAGTACAACAGAGTCTATGGTTCTATTAATGCTGTAGCTCAAGAGTATGGTGATAATGAAAGGGTGTCCCCTATCAAACGTCCAACACAGCTTCACGTTGTATGTAATCCTAATCGACCAACGACAGAGAACTTTACAACCCTTGTTGAATGGAGTGTCGGCTTTAGCGATAAATGGGACAACAAAGACGTAGCTCCTTCTGACAATTATCTAGAGGACGATACGATGTTTGTTTATGACTTTGGTGATAATGCACCCTATATGCCTTACATCACATCTGGCGAAGAACATAATTACAGAGCAAAAGAGGATTATGCACCTCACGCACATCTTGCTGTAGTTGTAACTGATCCAGAAATGTGTGATAAACTACAAGCTATACCTATGGCGAAACAAAAAGTAAGTGATATGGTTGCTAAGTTCGAAAGCTTTGTAGAACCTATTACAACACTCAAAAAATTCTTGGACGAATTCCCTGGTGGTAGAGCACTAGTACCAGCGGAAAAGCTACAAGAAATGGCTGCACCAGCGGCTAAACGCAAGGTAGAATCTAAAGTCAAAGCAGAAGACTTATTGACACCTGATGCTAAACAGGAGTTTAATGAGGTTATGTTAGAATCATCTTTATTAGGGGGTAATAATGACTAATCCATCAATACTGCCATATCCGGAGTTCGTCTATGACGAACGCCAGGATTTCGAATACAACTTTTGGAAGTGGAGAGATATGGCAGATAATGAGGCTAAACAAGAAAACAGAACATACTATTCAGATACAGAAGCGAAAGCTATCTTTCAACAACAGTATGGTCATTACAGTAAAGGAGTAGCGTTATGAGTGCTATTAAAAACTACATGTGGGATGTGTGTATCTACGCTCAAGACCACGGCATATCAGCTGCTATGTCTAAGTATTTCGAATCAAGAGAAGGTGTAGAAACTTGTATCTTGTTCGTTCATTCTTATGATGGCAACTGGGAACAGTTTATGGAAGAGGGCAATTGGAAGGAGCCTAATATCCACTAAAACATGCCAAGGAGTGGCATTAGTATAGCCCAAGATTCGGTGTCCCGGCTTGGGCTATGCGATTTTTCTTAAGATACGTATACCCAACACTCAATAGTACCAGTACCGCCACCACCAGGTGCGACTTGTACAAGAATGTCAATCGTATCGTCAGCTGAATATTCTTTTGGTGCTACGTTAGCATCTTTCTCATCAGTACCACCAGCTTGGCCAACAGTAGAACCATCGATGTAGTAGTCAGCGTCTGAGCCGTCACCTACGTCAAGAACTAATGCTGTACCTGTGTCAAGGTCATCAGTCTTAATGACTATGTCATGCACAGTTTCACCAGAGAATACGTCAGCAATCTGAATAACATCGTTTAAAGCTAATGCAGTCGTTGCTTCAAACTTAGCGTATCTTACGCCAACAGCTCCACTTGGGAACGGTTTGAATGACTGATTACCATTAACTTGGTCACTTTTATATGTTGCCATATTATTTCTCCATTTGTGTATTACACCACCATGATGTAATATCTATAGTCATAAAGACATAATTGTCTTTTGTCAAATTTAATTAAGGAGTAATTAAATGCCACCATCACACGTATATGTAAAACGTAATCCAATACATCCGTATACATATAACGATCCAAACGACTTACCTTACATACAGTGGAAGTATGTAAAATTATCTGTTGCTTACAATATGTACACCAGTAAGCAAATAGGTTGGGAACGTGCAAAGCGTTCAGAATACGAACAATGGTGTACAAAAATGAAAAAGTTCAAGGAGGAACTATGAAACAAGTATTTACAATGTTAGGTGGCTTAAGAAAAGCCATGTCAGAACTAGATAATGCAATACCAGATGTTGCATTTGATTACGACTTAGATGTTTCACACATAGACGCAGTCTGGGATGAGATAGCTAAAGTAGAAAAACTAATAGACGAAGGAAAACTATGAGTCAACCAAAAAAATATCGAAACCCTAAATTATTAATTGAAGACTTACTTAGCTTAATAGAAGAAAACAAAAACCTTGTCGATGATATGGAAGAATTAAAAAAAATCTTTAAAGAAGAACTTAATTTTAATGACTTCATGTTTGATAAAGGTGACGCAAAAGCTTACTTTCCAACTAAAAAACAAGACGAGGACGAAGAACTATGAACAAAATAATAGATAAGGATGGTCAACCTATAAAATCACCACAGGAATTAGCCCACGACCAGTTGTTCGAAGATTTAGATGAAATTATATCTAAGGCAGCAAAAAATTTAGACATACCGCATATCTTACACGTATGTTTAGATTACTTTGTTGGTATTACTTACAATCTTGCACCAGATGCAGAAAATGCAGAGCTAATAATAGATAAAACTATAGAAAGAGCAAAAAAAGAGTACAACAATGAAAGAAGAACTTAACAACCTATTACAAATGTTAGAGAACTTACAAACTGACATTAAAAAATTACTAAGGAAATTATTCAAATGAAAAAATTATATCTAGACTTTGAGACATATTATGACACTCAATTTACTTTGACTAAAATGTCCACAGCACAATATATAAATCACGAAGATTTTAAGGTTTGGGGTGTAGGACTGAAAGTAGACGATGGAGATACCGAATGGTATAGCGCAGATGAGACAGACGATATCTTAGCTGCAATTGATTGGGGTGATACCGCTTTGGTTTGCCACAACACTCTGTTTGATGCCTTCATTCTTACTAGGCACTATGGATACAACCCAGTGTATTACTATGATACAGCTGCAATGAGCAGAGGTTTGTACCCTAATGTGTCCGCTAGGCTGAAAGATTGTGTCATCCGTGAGTTCCCAAAGGATGCAACTATGCGTAAGGGAGAAGAACTCGTGAATGCCAAAGGCATACGCGACCTTGACCCAGAGCTAGACGAACAAATTGGTTCGTACTGCATTCAAGATGTGGATCTAACGTATGCACTCTTTCAGTCCTATGTAGCTAAGTTTCCTGAGTCAGAACTTGACTTAATTGACTTAACTACGCGTATGTTCGTAGAGCCAAAGCTTCTTTTAGACCAACCTATGTTGTTGCAATATAAAGAAGATATGGCAAAACGTGCAGAAGATGCCATCAGCTCATCGGGTGTAACACGTGAAACTCTTGCGTCACAACAAAAGTTCGCGGCACACCTGGAGAGCCTGGGCATTACAATACCCACGAAGAAAAGCCCAACAACTGGCAAACAAATACCAGCCTTTGGTAAAAATGACCCAGCATATATTCAAATGTGTAACTTGTATCCAGAACATCGTGCACTATGGGACGCCCGTGAGGTAGTCAAATCACGTATTGATGAGACCAGAGCACAAAGGTTTATTGATTCGTGCAACCCTGACGGCAGCTTCGGTGTACCACTCAGATATTATGCCGCACATACAGGCAGGTTTGGTGGCTCAGATAAAATCAACCTACAAAACCTACCACGCGGTTCAAAGTTACGCACGGCAATCAAAGCCCCACAAGGCCAACGATTGTTTATTGCTGACTTGTCCAACATCGAAGCACGCATGCTTGCATGGCTTGCAAAAGAGCACGAACTTATTGATGCCTTTGAAAATGGTCGTGACGTATATTGTGAATTTGCTTCACAGGTGTACGGTCGAACAATAACAAAAGATGACAAGTTAGAAAGATACGTCGGCAAAACTGCGGTACTCGGTTTGGGTTATGGCATGGGGCATGTAAAGTTCCAAGATACACTCAAAACAGGTTCACCATCGGTTGATGTTACGGACAGCACAGCTGCGCAGATCGTACAACAGTACCGTGGTACCTATTCCAACATTCCCATACTATGGGCACGAATGAAAGATTTGTTGTTCAATATGATTTCACCAAGAGATTACGGTGTTACCTATGGGCCACTCAAAGTTGCGGCACAACGATTAGAGTTGCCAAATGGTATGTCGTTATCATACCCTGACTTGCGTTACGCAGGTGGTGAATTTATATACAACACACAAAAAGGTATCGTACGTACCTATGGGCCGCGTCTAGCAGAGAATGTAATACAAGCACTTGCTCGTGTTGTTATCACTGACCAGATGTTGGAAGTACACGCACTCCCAGAAGTTGATGTAGTATTACAAGTCCATGATGAAATCATCGCATTAGGTTCTAAACTTGATTCAGATGTTACAATGGAAAAGATACTAAACATTATGAAAACTCCACCAAGCTGGTGTAAAGATTTACCCCTTGATGCAGAGGGAGGCGTAAGCCAAGTATATGACAAATAGAAAATCAAATCTTATCCTAACAAGAAAAGTTGGCGACCGTGTCAAAGTATATACGCCAGGGGGTGATATGTGCACGATTACGGTTACTAACATTTCTCAACGCGCATGCAAACTCGCGTTCGAAGCGGATCATACTGTCCGCATCGATAGAGAAGAGATTTATAAAGAGAAGGAGAAAAAATGAAAATTGTATTTTTACAAGCAAAAAGACCGCTTGTCAAAGAAATAACTAAAAATGGTACTAAACCATACCCACTTGTTAAAAACTTTACATCTACAGAAGAAGATATAACTGTAGACAAAAAAGGCTTTGATAAATTGTTTCGTGCACTTTGCAGTGCAGCTGCAAACAACATGTGTATGTTAAAAGGCCCATTAAAACGTCCGCTCAAAGATGAGCCCAGAGCTTTTATGTCCGACCGAACAGCTTCAACCGAACTGCTCGTGTTAGATATTGATGGTTTGCGTGCAACTCCCGGGGATGACCTACAAGCTATGGCTGATCGTATCGTGCTTCAGTTACCTGATATCTTTCACGATTGTTCGTACATAGTACAAGCTAGTGCTTCTTTAGGCATAAAGAAAAATACGATTTCATTACATCTTTTCTTTCTAATGGATATGCCTGTGCACCCTAAAACGCTCAAGGACTTCTTGCGTAATTTAAATTACGAATCTGAGTTCCTTGCAGAACAAATTACTTTATCGGCCAACGGCCAAAGTCTTTCGTGCGTGTTAGATCCATCTGTAGCAGATAATAGTAAGTTAATTTATATAGCACCGCCTAAGTTTGTCGGTGTTAAAGACCCTTACCCAAAAGGTAGATTCATCAAGGTTGACCGTGGTTCAGCTGTTCTTAATATCTCCTCATCTTTAGTTGGTGTCAATCCTGAAAAGGTTCATACACTTGGTTTGCAAATTAAAGATAATTTAAGGAAGAAGAATAATCTTCCTAAAAGAACTGGCAAATTATCTACGGTCAACGTTGCTGGTGAGTCGCACGAAGTGCTACAAAACCCAGACAAAATGACTATAGAAGTTACTCGTGTATCGGAGCCTTACGTTAACTGCAACGTAAACGGAGGCGACAGTGGAGGTTATTACTTTTTATTAACCAACCCACATTACATGTACAACTTCAAAGGAGAACCTATTTGGGAAATAGAAAAAGCAGATGCAGACTTCTATCGCAATATATTCGAAACCTTTGCAGATAAGATAGATGCAGATACTAAAAAGAAACCAATTGTCTTACGTGATTTTTACACAGACACATTTTATAACGGAGTATATGATGAAACAAAACAACAATTTAGTGAAGATTACCCCCTCACACCCACAAACAAAAACAGTCTTAATGACTTTCTTAAAAGTCATGGTCGTGCTGCCCTGGATTACGTTCCAGATGCTCGTGTCGTTTTTGATCCAAGTAGTGACAAAGGGGTTGACTTCGATACTGTCCCGTATAGCGTAAATTTATTTAGGCGTACATCTTATATGTTACAGCCAGAAAAAAATGTAAAAGAGCTTGCGTACGGAACAGCCATCGAGATCCAAAATGTTGCACCTAATTTCTACAAACTAGTTATGCATATTCTTGGTAATGGTAAACCTGAGATCGAACATTTAATTAACTGGCTTGCGTACATATATCAAAACAAACGCAAAGCAATGACCGCGTGGATATTTACGGGCGTACCAGGCACTGGTAAAGGTTTGTTTGTACACAAAATACTAAAGCCACTCTTTGGTGAAATGCAAACACCAATGCGTTCTTTAGAAAATATAGAAGAACAGTACAACCTTTACATGCGTACAGCACTCTTTCTTGTCGTAGATGAGTTTCGTATGGCTGACTCTGGCTCTGTAGGGCGTATGGCTGACAAGCTAAAGCATCAAATTACAGAACCAACTTTAACAATCAGAGCCATGCGTACCAACCAGATCGAGCTGCCATCTTACACAAACTTTATCTTTCTAACTAACAGAGCAGATGCAGTTAAAATAGAAGACAGCGACAGAAGGTACAACGTAGCACCACGACAAGAAACAAAACTAGAAGCTATGCACAAAGACTTAATTGACAACTTAGACTTGTTAGATAAAGAACTATATATCGTGTCAGGTATTCTGGACAAGTTCCAGGTTGATGCACGTATGGCTCATACTGCGTTAGAAAACGATGCAAAGAAAGAAATGAAACAAGTATCTATGTCAGTATTAGAAGAATTTGCAAATGCAATACGCACACGCAACTTAGAATACTTTACCGAAGTCCTAGACATACCACTTACAAACACCTTTGATGCAGGTGGTATAAGCACAGCACAAAGATATGTAAAAGATTGGTTAGGACAAGCAACTAAAGAACAAGTTATACCACTAACTCACTTCAAAGTTGTGTACGACGCACTAACCGACAGTCGTAATACCATCTCACAACGTGAGTTTGCTAAACGTATGTCCAGGCTTAGTATCAAAACAGCACGTAAACGTGTCAGTAAAGATCGTACAGCTGGCATACCTCGCGGGGTTGTATTGACATGGAAAATAGATAATAATGTTCGAAAGGATTTAATCGAAGAACACTTCGAAGAAAGGGACTTAGGACTAATAGATGAAGAATCTAACACAATCCAAGCGTCCTGACCTAATCTCAACGGTTGAGGTCAAGGAGGACATAGAGTTAGGCTACATACCAGCTTGGTCATACTCTACCCTAAAGACTTTCGAATCATGTGCTTATCGCTCATACATAGCTAAAGTTAAAAAAGTGCAAGAAGACTTCGGGCCCGCAGCGGCACGCGGTACAGAAATACACAAACAAGCTGAAGACTATGTCGCTGGTATATTAGGCGAGCTACCCGACACTCTCAAGAAGTTTACATCGCAATTCAAATCTCTTAGAGAAATGTATGCAGATGCTAAAGTAGAACTTGAGGGTGACTGGGGCTTTACCCAAGGTTGGGAACCTTGTGGTTGGCTAGCTCCTGACGTGTGGGGACGAATCAAACTAGATGCGTTCGTACACGAAGATGAAACATCTGCAAGAGTTATTGATTACAAAACAGGTAAAGCTTACGGCAATGAGATCGCTCATAGTCAACAAGCACTTGTCTATGCAATTGGTAGTTTCTTCAGATACCCAGACTTACAAATTGCTAAAACTGAGATATGGTATCTCGACCATGGCACTATGTTAGAACAAGTGTATACACGGGATGAAGCTATGGTTTTCATGCCCAAGTTACACGACAGAGCAATAGCTATGACTACTGCAACTGACTTCCCACCAAATCCATCTACATATAATTGTAAATGGTGCTCATACGGCAAGGGTGAACACCCGATTTGCGAATGGGCAGAATCGTGATACAATAGTATTAACGAATAACGATTAACAAATAACGATTAAGGAGTAACGATGAACGATATACCTGTGGCTTATGGCCATCAAAAAAAGACTACTGACTTCATAGTAGCAAATCCACAATGTATGATTACCTCAGACCCAGGCACTGGCAAAACTCGTGCAGTTTTAGACGCTCATGCTATACTCGGGGGTAAGACATTAGTCTTAGCGCCACTTTCAATATTGGAAGCAGCGTGGGGGGAGGACATTAAGAAGTTCCAACCCGATATAAAATATGGAGTAGCTTATGCCAAAAACAGAGAAAAAGTATTTAAACAAAGTGACCTCGATATGGTCATCACTAACTTCGAAGCTGTCAATTTTTTACGAAAAAATACACGGTATTGTAAACAATTCGATACAATCGTTATTGACGAATTTACCGCTTTTAAAAATCGCACAGCCAAACGTAGTAAAAATCTCAAAGATATTATCCACCATTTTACTAATAGGATTGCCATGTCTGGTACTCCTAATAGTAATACTATTCTAGATATCTGGCACCCAGCATACCTAGTCGACGACGGCGAGCGACTAGGTGCTAGGTTCTTTCAATTTAGGTCGCAAGTTTGTACACCAAAGTTCAATGGCTTTGCTAATGAATGGATAGACAAACCTGATGCCGAAGACGCAGTTGCAAACAGACTGCGTGATATAACAATACGTTACGCATTGTCGGACTGTATGGATCTACCTGACAATGTAACACGTACGATTAACACTAACTTGTCCAAGCAAGTACAGCAAAAATATAATCTCCTTGCTAACGATTCTGTTTTGTATACCAAAACAGGAACTGTTAATGCTGTACATGCAGGTGCTCGTGTCAAAAAACTCCTGCAGCTAGTTACAGGTGCTATCTACGACGAAGACAAGTTAGTGCAATTCATTCATCAAGAACGTTATGACATAGTTATGACCCTTGTAGAACAACGTGCACATAGCCTAGTAGCATTCAACTGGCGACACGAACGTGATGCATTAGTTGAACTAGCAGAAAAACAAAGCATAACGTATGAAGTTATTGATGGTACGGTCAAAGCTGAGAAGAGAAAAGACATAGTCACACGATTCCAAGCTGGTCAAATACAAATGCTGTTGTGTCATCCACAATCAGCAAGTCATGGTTTGACATTGACTAAAGCTAACACAGTTATATGGTGTTCTCCTACATATAATGCAGAACACTTTCAACAATTCAACCAACGTATACATAGAGCAGGTCAAAAACAAAAGACCGAAACTATACTTATACAGGCAAGAAACACTTGGGAGCCCGAGGTGTATAAAAAGCTTAATACTAAGCTAGGGCGAATGGAAAATCTATTGCACATATTACAGGAGGTAGGACATGGCAAAGAAACTAAATGACTTATTAGCCGAGTACGGCAAAGTGCGTGACGGTATTACAGACCTAAAAGCACAAGAAAAAGAATACAATGCGCAAAAGCGTGAGCTAGAAGCGCAGATAGCCATTAGGATGCAAGACGAAGGTCTTGAAAAAATATCCAATGGTGGACGAACACTCTCCCTTAAAAAGGAGATTGTACCTACAGTCGATGACTGGGATGCGTTACAAGAGTACGTAGCAAAAACTAAAAGGTTTGAACTACTACAAAAACGTATGTCAGCTACCGCCTATAGGGAAGCTATCGGTCTTGGGGAAGATATCCCTGGGGTTGAAAGCACGGAGTTGACCAAAATTAACTTTAGGTCAACATAATAATAACGACTAACGAATGACGAAGGAGGAATAACGATGTCAAACGATATTAGCGTAGTAACGAGCAAGGTTCCGGCTCATGTAAAAACGGGATCAAAACTGGGTAATGAGAATGTTTCATCTGAACATATCTCAGTACCAAGAGTAAAACTACTTCAGAAGATGAACAATGAAGTTGATAAAAACCATAGTGAGTATATTGAAGGAGCCAATGAAGGTGATTTCATCAATACTGTAACTGGTGAAAACTATGGTTCATCTATGTATGTAGTAAACGTGCACTTCAAAGAAGAGTATGTGGTGTGGAGAAAGCGTGAAGAAGGCGGAGGCCTTGTAGGTAACTTTCCTACAAGAAAAGAAGCCGAGGAATATCTAGAAGATAACTCATTAGAGTTAGCTAAACATGATATCACTCAAACGCAAATTCATACTTTGCTTAGATTAGATGAGAAGACTGCAGAAATCTCTGACATTCCATTCTTATTTGATTGTGCTTCATCCAAGCTCAAAGTATCTAGAGAGTGGAACACAAAGATAATGAAACAAGGTGGAGATAGATTCTCTTTCTTGTGGAAAATGTCTTCTGTACCACAAAGTAATGCTAAGGGCTCTTGGGTTAATATTGACATCACTGGTGTCGATTGGTTAAAAGATGAAATCTATAACAAGGTTAAATCTTTCTACGAAACCTCAATAGCTAAGTAGCTTTACGTGCAATTGGCGTGCGACGATATATGTCGCACGCACGATTGTGCTATACTCCTTATGTGAAAGAAAAGGAGTTCATCAACAAGGTGCATAAGCATCTCCCCAAAACCATCTACCGATGGAAAATCAACGACCCTTACCACGGCGGTGTTCCAGACACCTACTATTCAGGCCCAAGCAATCATTGTTGGATTGAATACAAATACACAGAAACTCTCCCTAGCCGTAGCACTTCCAAAATAAAATTTAACTTGTCAGAACAACAACGGATCTGGTTAAAACGTCAAAAAGAATTTAACATTTTTGTATATGCTGTACTTGCCTGCAAAAACCAAGTCTACATTACTGAAAACTTTGATTTAAAATTTATAACCCTAAAAGAATTCCAAAAAGAATCTATACCCTTTACAATGTTTGTTAAAGGATTAACTAATTTTTGTTTAGGAGAAACAAATGACTGATTACGTAAACTCACCTCCGCATTACAACACAGGAAACGTCGAGTGTATTGTGGCAATCGAAGAAAGCATGACGCCTGAAGCATTCAAAGGATACTTAAAAGGTAATATTCAGAAGTATATGTGGCGTTATGAAATGAAAAAAGGGCTACAAGATGTCTTAAAAGCACAATGGTATCTAAATAAACTCATTGAAACCCTCGAAAAAGAAGAAAACGCTGAGGACGCACGTACAAGCCCGCCAGACATTTATTCGTAGTTTTGGACCTAAGGCCTTAGGTACCTTAACAAAATGCAACAGGCGGCATTCTGTGAGGTCATTTTTTCCCAGATTTGCTATTTCTGGCAAAAGAACGGTTTTTTGATCGTCTAATAACTTTTAAGTTAGATTTATTAGCATTCATTGGGTTTCCATCTTTGTGGTGTACGTCTTTACCATCACCCTTCTTAACTTTTCCCAACCTTTCCATCATACGTCTTACTCTATTTCTTTGAGCACGACGTTTTTTCTGTTCAGGTTTGCCCTGATAATTTTTATATTCTTTCTTATAGTTTCTTGCCATCTAAATAGTATACACTCTCAAGTCTTCTTTTTTGCCTTTTACTGTTATTGTGCCTACATATACTACAGGTATAGTTTCTAAAACTTTATCTGCCGTGCTTTCACCAATAAGAATATCCATGCCTGCATCTTTAGTCGCACTTTCTAATCGTGCAGCTGTGTTCACAGCATCTCCTATTGCAGAATAGTCAAACCTAGTATCCGAGCCCATGTTACCTACTACAGCTTCACCTGTATTAATACCTATACCTATGGCAATTGGTTCGGGCAATTCGTTTTGTAGCATGCGAATGGCCGTACGCATGTCCTGGGCACAGGCGACAGCACGTTTCTCATGTCCTTCTAAATCTAGGGGGGAGTTAAAGATGGCCATACATGCGTCGCCTATGAACTTATCAACCATACCGCCATGTGCTTTAATACAATTTACCTGCACTGTAAGTACTTTATTCATAATATCTGTAACTTCTTCGGGCTTTAATTTCTCAGACAGAGCTGTAAACCCACGAACATCTGTAAATAGAAACGTACAGTTGCGTTTCTCTCCCCCTAACTGTAATAAGTCGGGATTGTTTTGTAATCTCTTTACCTGCCTAGGATCTAAATAGTGTTCAAATTGTTTTTTAATTTGTTGTCTTAGTTTGTACTGCTCGCCAAAGCGTAGCCAAAACTCTTGAACTGATATAAGTGTCATTGATAATGCACTATAACTAAAATCTATAAGTATATTATTACGTGCCAACAGCACAGCAGCTGCAGCTTGCATGCAGTATAAAAGCCCGACCCCCGTCATAGAGCCTGTAACAGGTGAGAATCGTATTATAACTACTGTTAATAATAAGACTCCTACTAATATAAGTAATTCATATAGTAATGCTGCACCTGGAATTTGCGGTACATCTACGGTCATGCTTTCTGCCAGGGCCGCTTGTACGTGGTGCGGATATTTTAAACCGTCGGGTGTGGCTATTTGAGGCATCACCCCTTTTGCTGTTACTCCTACTAATACAAATTTATCAGCAACATCTTTTTCTGCAAGAGTTGTAGTTGGTGTATCGACCCATGACACCCAACGTCTGCCTAGATTATCTACAGGTATCTCTCCATACCCAGGCACACTAAGCTCTGTTATTTGTCCTTGGTCGGTCCTAATTATATATGTGTCTGCACCCCCAATCATTTTTATAATCTCTATAGCAAAAGACGGAGTCCAACCATCTTCTGTTTGTACTAACAACGGTAGTCTACGTACTAAGTTATCTGCATCGGTTCGTGCAACTGCGATCCCCTGGTATGCAGACTTTGCTAGCACAGGCACGTTGCCTAACACACCTTCACTTTTGTATGCTTCTACAGGTATGCCATCGCCTAATATAACTGTGCCTGTAGTAGGGGGGTAGTTACCGTTAGGGTTTTCAAACATTGCTAGTACACTGGGCCCCTGTATAAGTGTGTCTGCAAAGGCTTGGTCACCACTAAATCTATCTTCTTGTGGGAAAGCAATAACCCAACCTACACCCAAAGCTCCTGCTTGCATTAGATCTTCGTGTATACGTGCAAGATCTTGGCGCGGGTATGGCCAACCGCCTGAAGCTGCTAAGTCTTCTTCTGTTATATCTAACGTGGTAAACCAGCCAGAAGGTTCTGGTGTTTGTACGAGAGCATCGAATACTTTTAGTTTGAGTATCTCTACTGCTTGCCAGTTAAATAATAACGGTATAGCTAGTATAGGTATTGTTAATAACGAAATCCATTTCTTCATCCTGACCCCTGTGTAATCCTTATAGTAGAGTCACCTCCACCATTTATTAACACTTGTTGTGTTTTACCATCCTGCAGTAATATTATAGTATAGCCCTGCGATA